GCGGCTGCTGTGGTGCCGTTGTATCCACGTTGCACTTCTAAAGTTTTGGTGCCTGTATCCGCCGCCCAAATATAAAACAGTTCTGAATCGATTTCAAAAACTTGTCCGACACGTAGACCTTCCAACGCATAGGTGACAGTGACACTTGTATCAGAACTGGTGATAGTTGAGACAAGTTTGTTGCGAGCCTCAACCGTTCCAGACAGTAGTTGCCGCAACGTCCTATCGATGACGGTTGCTGCTGTGGTCATTACTTCTTTTTCTTAGCCTTGGCTTTCATCTTCATCGGCTTGCCAGTTTTCTTGGCTTCCGCCTTAGCCATTGCCACGCCTTTTGCACCATAACCGAATTCTTTTTTCCCGACCATTGGCATAATTTTTCCTTTCAGAGATGAGACGAATAGATTATCACGAACTAGCAGTCCCATTTCCGCAAAGCCAAAGCCTTACGAGTAGGTCTACCTTTCGCATCCTTCATTGGACCTGGCATCCCGCCCATCCGTGCGCAAAACGATTTACGGCGGGCAGCATCCTTCGGAGACTTCTTTGCTTGCGCGGCAGACACAGGTGGCTTCAGATTCATACCCTGTGCTTTAGCAGAGGCACGACCTTTAGCGTTCAAACCGCCAGCAGGATTCTTGCCTTCCTTACGTTGCCAAGCAGCAGTCTTAGCCACGTTTCATCTTCTTTGCGGCAGCGTTATCTACAAGGTTCGGATATGGGCGTCCTGCTTTTTTTGCACGAGCCTTAGCAGCGGTCTTCTGTGCTGGTGTTAATGGCGTAGATTTTTTGTTTGGGTTTTTTGTTTCCCAAAATGCTTTCTTCTTCATGGCTGCTCCAACAGGTATCCAGAGTCCCGTAGGACGTTCCGTACGTTTAACACTACAGGATAGGTTACACCTGGTTTCAAGTCTATATTGTGGCTACCAATAGTGGCTTTGATTTTACGGTTAACTTGTATTTCGCATATCGGTTCCAGCGGGGTCCATTCCCCTGATGCGTGTCGGTTGGATGGTTTGATGATTTGTAAAAGTTGGTTTGCTGATGTGTCCCAGTTGAAGGCTTCTGTTTTGATGGAGTTGGTTTGGGCTTGACGGTGGTATCGTTCACGGTTTTTACCGATGTCTATGATGGCTTCTGCTAGGGCATCGCTGTCTGGTTCGTCCCAATCTCCAACGTTTTTCCATGTGCCTTTGTCCGTTGGGACGGTTGTGGTGGGGATGCGGTGGGTGGCTAAATCAGAAAACTCTCTATGACCATGAGCGTCAGAAACGATGGTTGGTATTCCTGCCGAGATTGCTTGGAGTGGCATCAGTCCAAATCCTTCCCCGCGTGACACTGAAACGAAGCAGTCCATTGAGCGAACTAGGTCGCGTTCTTCTTCTTCGGTCATCCATTGGTCGTGAAGTATGACGTTGGGGTAGTTGAGGTTCGATGGTGCTGATAGATACGGTGGGACTATTTTGATGTGGAGTTCTGTGTCGGGTAGGTTGAGTTTGAGGAATGTTTCTAAAACTACGTCTAGTCCTTTTCGGTACCATTCGGAGCCGCCGCATAGTATTTTGTATGTTTTGGTTTGTGGGATGGGCTTGGGGTGCCATATGTTTCGGTCCACCGCCAATGGTATTACGTGAACGTTGGGGTGGTGTTGGGAGAATAGGTCAAAGTTGTGCAAACTTGGAACAATAATTTTTTCAAACTTATCTAGGAAGTCGGTGAATTCTGCTGGCAGGAAATTTGTTTCCCACATTGTTAGTAGATTTGGTTTCTGGTTTTTGCGCCAGCCTCGAACCATGTTTGGTTTTAGTGCGTACACCACATGTTCGGCGTCGTCGCATAGGTTGACTTTGTTTTCTAACGCAGTTTTTAATCCGAGGACCATTTTTCCGTAGCCAACTTTGGGGATGTTGACTCCGATGAGTGTCAGATTGTTGGAAGAATACCTGTCTCCACCTGCCATGATTCTTGTGCTCTTTTCTCTACGTTGGCAGCACCATCAATCCTCTTTGGTTGTAATCCGTTTGCTCTGAGACGTTTGTATGCTGGCATATCTTTATTCCAGTTGCGTTCTGTTGTGTTGACTGCGGCTACCTTAGCCCCACGAGTGGTGGTGGTGTTGGTTCCCATTCTTACCCCTGCGACTCTGCATCCGAAACATCCTTCAACGTCTAGGTTGGGGTGTGTTTCTTGGTGTTTCATGTTATAAATGCTCCGTATCCTGCGGCGGTTAGCGATGCTACTTCGTTTGCGTCGACTTCAATTTCGTGTCCACCGTAGTACACCTTGCTCACCGCGACAGCGTATGACGGTTGGTTTTCTGTGTAAGAACCATCAGACAACAAATAGATATTGCGTCCACGCGGCGAAGGTTCAATGCGTCCACCCAAACGATTAGCAAGACGCTGGTCCTTAGACAAACGCATACCACCCATGTAATCGGAAACAATCACAGGCACAACGAAGTCGTCGGTTGGTGGTCGAAACGTAGCCATCAGGTAATACTACTTCCGAACCCAGCAGCAGTCAGTTCAGCAATTTCGGTGGCATCCAAAAAGTTGTCGTGCCCACCCAAATACACTTTGACAATACGCTCAGGGCGACGTGGGTCAGTTATCTGATATGTGCCATCAGTAAGTTTGTACAAGTTGTATGCCCTAACTCCTTGCGGTGTGAATGAGAACAGCCTGTCGGATGGTTCAGTAGAAAGCCGTTCAGCGAACGGATAGCCTGTAGTGGTTGGGACACGGAAGATGTGGGACTTATCCCAATCGGCGGTGCCTGTACCTAATCCTGAACCCGTGGCTGTTCTGAATAATGCCCGTGCACCAATCGTCGTCGATGTTCCCTCGCCTGCACCCGACGATGTACGGATAGCCGTGACAACCCTCGTCGCCGCAGACGTTCCTTCACCTGAACCCGTGCTAGTTCTGACAACAACATGGATTGATATTGTAGTGGCTGAACCAACACCACTACCTGTGGCACTTCGCACAGGAAGAATTTCCCCAACTGTTGTATCTGAACCTAGTCCGCTTCCAGATGCCGTTCGCGGCGCAATGTGAAGTCCTGTGGAATCCATTGTTCCCACACCCGAACCTGTAGCGGTGCGAATCCGTACAGATATTGCCACCGCAGTTGAATCGCCAAGACCACTACCAGTTGCTTGGCGTTGACGTAGCACTTGTGCGACAGAGGACGCCGTACCCAAACCTGATGCTGTAGCCGTAACAGTAAGAACCGCACGAACACCAAGATAAAACCGCCCACCATTTCTGAACGGAAAACTGAAGTCAGTTAACTGACCTAAACGAACCTGAGCAGAACCATGCGCGACAGAAGATGTTCCGTTACCCGAACCAGTAGCAGTACGACCAACAACCCGAAAATAGGTTGCACGATAAAACGGGTGCGTATCATAAAACGGTTCTGTGAAACCTGTGACTGCTGTTTGCGCCATGAGGGGTTATCCCCTAACGGCTAGTCGAGCGACAGGGTGAGCGAAGTGATTTGAAAGGTGTCGCCCGCAGTTACCGCCGCCGAAGAAGACAACGCACCAGTCCACAAACAGTTACCAGCAGTAGAAGCATCCCACATAGACCAATGCGTATAGGTTTCGGTAGCAGCAACGTTCGTCCATTCCAAAGTAGCGGAAGTCGCAATCGCACCAGCCGACGCTGTAGCCCAAGCAGCCTCTTTGCGGGTTGTTTCAGTAGCAGCAGAAGATGTACCCTCTTCACCAGCATCACCCGTATGCAACTTGATGTACACGTCCGTTGGCATGGTCCACGCAGTCTTGCCCGTGGTGTGTTCAAGAATTTTTAATTCTGCATAGTTAGAAATGGACATACAAACCTTTCGACCTGTTCATACTATACCAAAAGCAAAAGCCCCCCGCCTTGTCCGTGAAGACTTAGCGGAGGGCTAAAGCGTTGCTTAATTAAGCGGCGTTGTTGCCGATTGACGAAGACGATTCGATACGACGCAAGGAAGCCTCACGGAATCGACCGTAGCCACCAAGCCAGTACCAACCCAATGGCTGCAAACGCATCAAAAGGTCGGTCACGTTGCCGCGAACAATCTTTGGAACTGCGCCGTTGCCATCCTGTGCCGAGAACGCCTTGGCAAGAGCCTGGCGACCCATGATGTGCGTGCAATACGCATCAATGGTTCCAGTTGAACTGGTTCCGTTCGATGCGTTCGTGAACACCTTGGCACGTGGTGTCTCAATGAAACGAACCGACTCAAACAAGCCGATTTCGCCATTGTAGATACCTTCTGGGTTGACGTAGTTTGCTGGCGTACGCCATGCTGCTGCGTCAGTTGCCGAACGGAAGTCGTACGACACGTCTGGGTGGATGAAGCCGATGTAGGAACCGTTGAAGGTTGCTACGTTTGCTCCACGCAACTGTGCGACGGTCTTGCGAACATCGTCAGCGGCAAGTACGTCATCAGCCGAGATGGAATCACGGCTCGTTGGGGTTGACGAACCGCCCGTTGCATAAACAACGTTGGTTCCACCAGCAAGAACTTCACGGACAACCTGGTCGATTGAATCGCCTGCGTTGTATCCGATGATGTTTGCTGCTGCTGAGTCAACATCCAAGAACGCTGTTCCGCGCAACTTGGCTGTGGTGACAACTGCGTTACCGTATTCGTTAAGAGTTACGGTTACTTGGCTGTCGGACAATGCTGTTGGGGTGACGTCAGTTACCTCGTTCAGCGTTGACGTTGCTGCTGCAATGTCGCTGAAAATGGTGAATGTGACACCCGTACCTGGCATTGCCTGCTGTACTGGTTGTACGTCTGCTGCCTGGTCGAACAAGAGTTCTGAACGCAACGCAAAATATGCGAGACGGTCAAACGCTACCTGGTCTACGGACAGAGACGAGAGTTGGGTTTCGCCTGCCATGATTATTTTTCCTTTAAGTAGAAGTTGTTACGAATTTTGTAATGCTATTCGTGCTTCTGACAGGATTGCATCTACTTCTTGAGGCGACCTTGCTTCGTTTAACCTTCGGCTCCAGTCAACTGGTGGTTGCGCTGTTTGGCTTCCTGCACCGATTTTCGCGGTTCGGGACCAAGCGTTCGCTTCATCTGCTGACGGTTTGGAATCTGGGGGACTAATCAATTGCGCCTCTACAGCGGCTTCCCTGATGGCTTCTGGTGAAAGTTCTCCGTCGTATGCTTTAACAAAGTACTTTGACATTGGTGAGGCTGGGTCTATCCCTGCTTTCACAAATGCGAGTTCTCGTTTGGCTGCTTCGGATTCCGCTACCTGCTTGCGTAGGTCGGCGGTTTCTTTCTCCAGTTGTTTCATCCTTGCCCGAACTGGGTTGCGGGTGTCGGAATCTTCCGTCTGGTATTCGCTGTCGTAGTTGTCAATATCTGACATATGGCACGCTCCTGTTTCTGCCCACACCACAACGGAGGGTTGTGATGGCTGCTGTTGATTTGTCACCCCGTGTCGCCGTACGGTGCGGGGGATTCCCGTACAGGTTCCTACCGTTCAAGGTATCGTGTCGAACTATATCACAGTCTTTTCTGTGATGTGTGTTACTGACCTACGGTGGTGAGTCCAATGTTTTCTTGTTTGGCTGCGGCGAGTGTCCCACCTGATTCAAAGGTGCCTTTACGTTTGCGTCGCGTTTGTGCTACACGTTGTGCGGCGGCTGCGTTTGTGCCGAATGTTCCTGCGATGAGTTCTTCTTGGGTGAGGGCTTCTTCACCTTGGAGTGGTTGTGTCAATTTTTGTCCTTGTAGTACGAGTCCGAATCCTGTTTGTGCTTGTTGTTCGGTGATTCCTTGTTGGGCTAGGAGTTCTGCTTGTGTCGCGCCGAGTGAGATGTTTGCTTGTTGGCGGGCTTGTGAAGCAATTTTGGCTGCCTCAGCCTTACGTATCACGATTTCTTTGGCTCGTACTGGGTCAAGGAAGTAGGCTGCAAGTTCATTTTTGTCTACGCCGTAGAGGGTTTGGAACTCGTCGATGACGTTCTGTGGGGCGTTGTTGATGGCAGCAAAACCTTTGCTTACTCTGTCTTGGATTTCGTCTGGGGATACGTCGTTGGCAATGAAGTTTGCGAAGTCTTCTTTGCCGTCGTAGAAGGATGATGGTAGACCTGCTGCCAACATAGTGTTTCTGTATGACGATTCAAGTTGGAGGTACTGGCTCACCGAATAAGCAGGCTTGCCCGCTGCACGACGAGCCTCATTGCCAGCAAACCTATCCTTAAACGCAGCAGATTCACGCAACTGAATACCAATATCATCAACCGTCGAAGTCCCAGTAAGACGACGTTCAGCCAATGCGGTACGAACATCAGTAACAAGTTGGGCGTCATCCATCCCATAAAACTTCAAAACACTTTGCAAAATACTGGTAGCAGTTTCTGTGTTGGCAGTATTCTGCTGATTGTAGAAACCTTGGACAATACCTAAAACCTCATCAGAGGTGACACCAGTCGGAGGGACAACATCCTCTGGGGTGGCTGTGGTTGAACCACCACTAGTAGTGGTTGCTGGCTGAACAGCGTTGGCTGCTTCCCAATCACGCAAAGCCATCGCATACTCAGGACCAGTATCAAAGTCTGAAATCTGTGGACGTGGTGTAGCCATTAGATAATCCTTCCGAAAGCCTGAGTCAAACTAGCAGCCAAAGAACGAGCCTCAGTTTTAGCGTTCTCCGTTTTCTCCCAACCATAACGTGAATCCGTACGCAACAACTTCTCCCACTCGCCACCAGTCATAACACGACGCTTGCCTTCCTCACCGAAATTGAGAGCAACCTCGTAATCGCCAGCAGACATATCAATAGTGTTCGGGTCAACTTCCAACAACTTGGCTGCGGTCTGCCTGAAAGAACCCGACAAACTTTCCAACGAAACACCCTGGTCGATTAGGTCAGCCAAATGAGAATAACGTTTCTTGGCAATCTCTCGTTGCTGACGCAAGAAATCTTCACGAACAATCTCACCAGTTAGCACAGACTGAACAGTTCTTTCATCTGCGCCAGCACGGTTAAAGTATGCGCTGGCATCGTTGACAACATTCAAATAATCCGCTGAAGCCTTAACACGCTTAATGGCTGTTGGGTTTACATACTGGTTATCTGCCCCACGCCTGAACGCTTCTTTGTAGGTTTCTTGTTTGAGGCGGTCGCCTGTCCATCCAAAGTTGATTGAGTCAGAAACAAACTTTGTAAAGTCTGTGCCTGTCTTATCAAAACCTAACTCGCCAACAATGTTTTTGATTTCACGAACTTTTCCAGATTGTGCTAGTTCAGTGTAGAAATCTGTGCCATCAAGTTTGGTGGCAAACGCTGCTGCTTCTTCTGTGGTGAGTGGGCGTGGCTTCGAATACTCTTGGATGAGTGCGAACAGTTGGGGATACTTGGCGCGGTCAAGGTCCAACAGCCAAGACTTTGAAGGGTATGCGTCACGGAAAATCTTTTCCCAACCAGTGTCACCCGAGGCGGCTGGTGGAACATATTCTTGGCGCAGTTTCTTGCGGTTCGCTGGGGTGTCCGCCAAGCCTTGCGCTTTGAGTTGTGCGTCAACATACTGTTTGCGGGCATCAGCCGAATCTGTCGGTGTAACGGTTGTTTTAGGAACTTCGCTTGCTGGAGTTTCCACCGAACCCGCTGGGGCTGGACCAATAATTCTTTTGGTTGTCGTTCCGTCGCTGTAAGTTGTTACCTCTACGTTGTTGCCGTTCTCGATTATTCGGGCAGGTTTACCAACTACTTGTTTGGTTTTAATATCCTGGACTCCGCCCTCTTTCGCGGCGGCAGAAGATGCTGATGGTTTCTGACCAATAATCTCGTAGGAGTTGAACCCAGAGATTTTCCCTTGCAAAGTTCCAGATTCCATAGCCTTAATATCTGCATCGATTTTCCCTGGAAGTTCTAGGGCTGTCAGATATTCTTTTTCTGTTATTTCACCATCTGTGAATTTTTTGCGAGCACTAGTAATCGAACCTTCGGCAATTACTTTTTGTGTTTTTGCTCTATCGATAGCAAGTTTTGTTTGTTCTTTAATTTTCCCAGTTGCTTTTTCTTCAATCTTTTGGGATTCTGTGCGTGAAGCAACACGACCTGCTTGTTCGTCAGCCAGTTCTGTCAGCATCGGGATAAGTTCGTCACGAAGTTTGGTTAACGAATACTTTTTCCCTTTATAGGAATATGTTTTACCATCGTCGTATGCAGCAAGTGCTTTGTCTAGTTCTTCTTGTGCGGTCATTATGCAAGTCCTTTAATCTTTTGGTCCATGATGTCGAACAAAGAAAGGGCAGTGGTTGCTTGGGCTTCAGCACCGAACTGGTTAGAAGCATATGCTTGTGCCGCAACATTGAGGTCTGGTGCCTGTGCACCTCCAGTAGCCTCAGCAACCTTACGTTTGTAAGCCAAACTTCTAAACGCTTGTAGTTCTTCTGGTGTGGCATCACGTACAAGAAACTCTCTGAACACTCTGTTGACAGCGAAATCTAGGTCTTGTGCTGCGTCAGGTCGAACTGTTCTACCTGCGCCGCCGACTGCTTTGTACTCTGATTGGAATAACGGCAAAGCAACTTTTGCGGTAACACCAGCAACGTTTGAAAAACGCAGAAATGATGTCATCGCGGTAAGGTCTGCTGATTCAAACGCACCTGTTGGACGATAGTTTTTCGGGTATAAACCTCGTGCCGCAAACGATTGTTGCAAAGCAATACGGTCATTCGTGTTGAGTCTTGCCAGTTCGCTGTATGCTTCCTTGGATGCGTCGTATTGTCCACGAACAATAACTCCGCGTTCGTCTACAAGGTTCTGCCCCACATATCCGAATGAGGTTGGTCCTGCCTGTTCACGCACGCGAGCAGATGTCGTTTCTTTGGTTGGCACTGGTGTGGTGCTAACAATGTCATCTGGTAAAGGTTTGAACCCTTCCATTTCAGCACCAACTACTTGACGTACATCAAGTTTTACGTCTGGTTTTAGACCGCTGGAAGATGCACCGAGAGCAGATGGGGCAACCAAACCTAGTTGGTCTGGTATTTCTTCTCCTGTTATCGGGTCTATAGCCATTGTCAATCTACCTCTACTGCAAGTTTGTCTTCGAAAATGCGTGCGAATTCAGGGTTTTGCTGGACAAGCACTGCTGCAATACTACTCAACCAGTCCTTCAAAGGTTGCGCACGAACAGAATCCAACGAACTTAGTCCTGCTTCAGCGGCTTTTTGTAGTGCTTGGTCGCGGGCGTCCAAGTATTGTTTCACGGATTGTGCTGTCCTGTTATCGGAAACACGGTTATCGGATACTAGGTTGCGTAGTTCTTTGGTGAAGTTGTCTAGTTCACCAGGGTTGAATTGGGCTTTCGCTGGGAAACCTGGGTATTGTTCGTTGAGGAACACACGCCATTGTGACAGCCAGTCACGTTGCTCAGAGGTGAGGGTGTCTCCCAGTTGGTTTCGTTTCTCACGGTAGATGGATGCACCAATTTTGTATTGGGCTGCTGCCACCATTTCTGGGGCTGTGAGTCGTCGACGGTTTTTGTTGTTGAGTTGACGGTTCCAGGTTTGGAAACTGAATCCGTCGCCGCCTGGGGCTAGGTATCCTGCGGTGTTTCCGTATTCGTTGAACAGGTCCCCGTTGGTTCGTTGCCATGAGTCGAAGGCTTTTGTTGGTTCTAAGCCGCCTTTGACTGGTTGGGTTTTGTGTCCAAGGTAGATGAAGGCGTCTTCGCCAAACTTTTTGATAAACTCTTCAACTGCTGTATCACGGTTGTTTTCTTGTAGTTTGTAAAACTCTTGCGACAAAGCAGAAGCAGTAATATCCCCACCATCAGTTTCCAAACGGAAGTCAATACGCGGCGAAGTAGGACCAGTGAACTGGAACAGGGCACGCAAACCAGCCATAACTTGTGCTTTACGTTTCGCATCCGAATACATCTTCGCCACATCATTCGGGTCTTTCATATCGTACTCACCTGTTTGAACCAAGAAACGAACAGTCTCGGCGTAGGTCGTACCAAAGATTGTTGCCATGTTCGTTGTGTCACCCTTGAGGGCTTCGATTCCACGGACAGCCCACTGCGGTGCCAACGACTTCAAACCAACATCACCGTACGGCAAAACAAGATTGCGTACAAAGTCTAATTTAGGGGTATCTGGAAGTAGTTCTGTTGCAGCGATTTGCACGACAGGACCGCCACCAGGAAGGTTCAAAACTTGGAACGCGCCCTTCATTGGGAAAGCCAGCAAAGAACCAGCCCACCCACCAGCAGGGAAGTTGAATACGTTCTTTCCGTCTGTTGGGTCTTTGTCGAACCAGCCAGCGAAAGCGTTGTCTGGGTCTGAAGAGTTGTAGTTCGCGGCGTTGAAAGCCAACTGTGTTTTGCGGACACGCGACGGGTCTTCAATCAGGTATGACGAGTACTGTCCAAGGGTTTCACGGAAAGCGGTAGCGAACGGCATGACTACACGTAGCATGTCTTCGAAGTTGTTCTTTTCTTGGGCGTTGTACAAGATTTTTTTGAGGTCATTGACAGCCATTGCCGAGGCGAACTGTTCTAGTTCTTCGATGGTTCCGTCACCTGTGGCTACTTTGCCAAAGATTTTGTTGTAAATGTTTTTGTTGCCAACATATTTTTCTACGGTCATTTTTGATTTGCCACCAAGGTCAGCATTGATGTCGTCAACATATTTGAGGATGTTGTTTTGTAAACGTGTTTGCTCGACAGCCGACAACAGATTTGCTTTGTCTGCAACCTCACGATAAAATGCTTGACGGTACAAAGGGGAGCGTTCCAGTTTTTGTGTTGCTTTACCAACAAGTTGATTGAAGAACCAACTGACGCCACTGTCCAAAGACTTGCTGAGACGGTCCAGTTTTTCTGTTTTACCTTGAACGATACGGTTTGCTACTTTGACTTGTTGTGCAAGTTTCCCTTGGTTGCCTTTAAGGTCAACGACTTCTCGTAGGGCTTCGCTACCAAACATGCCTGGGTCGTTTGCTTTGCTGGTAAACGCTGGGTTTGGTGCAACAGGTTGAATGATTGCTTGCTTCTGCACCATTGTTGCGCCTGGGTTGAATGGGTCTGGGACAACAAAATCAACAACGTTAACAATGATTCCTTCGTCTTCGTCGCCCAGTTTGACCAATCCGCCGACACCTTCGGTGGTTGATTCTGCTGAGTAAACAACGTTGTCTAAGGGCGTTGGGTCCATTCTTGGTTCGAACTGGACATCAGATGTGAGCGTGCCGTCTGCTTGCGCAGTTGGACGTGTGGTTGGTATGCCTCGTTCGTCGAAAATGGTTTGAATTTTTGGTACGCGATTGTATGCAACAACAAATCTGAGTTCTTCGTCGTTGCGAATAATGGTGTTGATTTTTGCTGATGCGGCTTTGTCAACCCAGCCAGCAATTAGGTTGGTATCATCGATGTTGTCAATCTTGATGAACTGTGTTCTTCCTTTTCCATCAGAGATTCGTACACCGTTTCTAAAGTATTCAACAATCGTTTTTGCAGCCTGACGACCATCCTCTGCTGTTTCCAGCCAGTCAACAATCGCTGCTGTTCGTTCGGTTTGTGGAAGATTCCACAATGCTGAAACTTTGCTCAGGATTGGGTCTGCGTTTATTTGTGCAAGGTTGTCCACATAGCCTGTGGTGTGACCTGCGGCGTCAAGGCTTCGGTCAATTAACGAAAAGTTTTCTGTACGCAACATTCTTTCGTTGGCTGCAAGAGGGTCCTGCAAATGGGCGTATAAGGTTTTGCTTGACGCTTCTTTGAAATCATTAAAAACTTTATTTAATGCGCCGCTGACATCATCCAAAGAATCCTCAAACGTTAAAGCGGTGCCATCCAGTTTCCCTGTTAATGGTCCAACGTAGCGGCTACCCATAACTGTTTGAATAAAATGGAATGGGTGTGTGAAGAAATTTTCGTAGCCACGTGCACCGATGCGAATATGTGAATCAATCATGTTTCTAACCACGTATCCGCCTGTGGCTAGAACCATTGGTTTCCAAACTTCTGTTTGTAGTTGTTCTGCGATTGCTGGGAGTACACGTTGGTCCCCAGTTTTAGCGCTACGCATTGCAGCCTTAACAAACCTGTTTCCAGTTAATGCACGAAGTTTTCTGTAGTCGGGCATAACAAAAACGTTTTCCGCAAGTTCAACAAGGGCTGTTGGTCCTTGGATTCGCAGTTGGTCTAGTTCGTCTGGACCGAAACGTGACAGTTCTTTATCTGACAAACCCAACTGACGCAAATGTTGTAGCAGACCACCGTCGTCTAGTTGCCCCATTTCGTCGGCGCCGTATACACGAATCTTCGCCAACTCTTCTTTGATTCCTCTTGTGGCTTCTTTAGCAATGTTTTTGTCGCCACCAGAGTGCTCTGTGATGATTTCTATAAACTTTGCGTAAATGTTTTCTGTTGCCATTTTGCGTTCAGCAATGTTGTCTTTAGAAAGTCCAGCCATTGCTTCACCAACAAAGTTGTCAAAGGTTTCTGGTAGTGCAGTGTGGATTTTGAGTCCACGCAAAAAGTTAGCCATATTCGTCACAGCCTTGGAGCGTTCCAAACCTGTACCAAAATTCAACACATTTTCCGTAGGGATGTCTGTGTACCATCTGCTGTTGCGAATGGTTCGGTACAGTGGGATTCGTTCACGAATAACTTCACGGGCGGCTGCTGTAGCACCAACGCCAGCAATGTCACCGATTTGACGTGGCAACAAAACATCTTCCGCGTTAGCGCTTAGACGTGCGGCTGCTTCTCCCATGATTGCTTTTATCTTTAGTGGGGTGTCGGCTTCGGCTAAACGTGCAGCGGTTTGGGGGTCGATGGTCCCACCGAAATCCTCCATGATTTGAAATGCTGCTTTACCACGTAACGCTGCTGCTTGGTCGCCCGTGAGTTTTCGTGCAGCAATTTTTGTGGTTGCTTCTTCGCCGTATCCAGCCAATCTTGAAGCAAGACGTACCGCTTTGTTGTTACGTTCGAACCATGCTAGGTAGTCGGAGTTTCTGAATGAGATTGCTTCAGCGGAATCTAAGCCTATTTCGCCTTTAGCAATTTTGGATGCTGCGCGGGCTGCCTCTCCTGTGAGTGTGGGAATCTTGTCGGTTTGGACAAGACCACGGTCAACAAGTTGTGTTGCTAATGATTGAGATATTTTTCGGGTTCCGACCAAACCTTTAACTGTTTCGTCTAAGTATTCACCTGTCTTTGCTAGTTTGAAGGCTTGACCTGCGACGATGGTTGGGTCAGCAAAAATGTTTACGGCAGCGTCAAAGAACCCTGATAGCAGTGAATACTCTTTGGTTCCTGGTGTGAAAACAACGTCTGCTGCGCCACGTCCAATAGTCCATGCGTGACCGTTGATTGTTCCACGGAACTCTCGTGCTTTTTGTGCTTGTGTTTTGGCGGCTTCTCCACCAAGAAAAAATCCGCTGCCCGTGTCTTGACCTGACGCCATTGAACCTAACGCTGTTGATGCGAACCATCCGTCGACTCCCGCAGGGTCGTTGCTTGAAAATGCTTGCGATGCAACGTTCTGTGCTACGTCTGGGGCAAACTGCAATGCCGCGAAACCCCAACGTGTTGCTGCTTTTGCTGGGTCGTAGATGGTTCGTTCAAACCAGTTACGGTCGTCTTCTTTGTTTGGTGTGTTCTCTTGCATGTACTTTGTGCCAGAGATATTCGACACTACCTGTTGTGCTTGTGCAGAAAGGTTCGGGTTCTTTGCCATATCCAAAATGACACGTGGTGGAATCCACGGAGACTTTTTATAGATTTGACCTGCTGCTAACGCCTGTTGTGGTGTAACCGTTTTGGCAAGTTTGTTTTGCGCATCAATGTTCCCTTGCGCGTCTTTGTCATTGTTTTCCTCGTCTACGGAATCGAAGACGTTAAAGAAGCCAGCCATTAGTAGCCTTCGCGCAAATAGGAATCCAACATGTCTGCAAGTTCATCACTTGGGTAGGTTGCGTACAATGCACGAAGTTCATCTAACACTGGGTCGCTGTTGCGTGGTCCAAGGTAAACGTTGCCGCCACCCATGCGTCCTGGTCCGAACGGTGCGCCAGCGGTCAACGGTTCGTTAGGGCGTTCTGTTGGTCGGTCTAAAGGTCCGAACTGTCCTGGTGTGAACCCTGGTTGTGGTTGTGTAGCGGCTGGTGCTACAGGTGCGGCTGGTGCCCCCATCGGTACTGCGCGTTGTGCAGCGATTTGTTTTCCTGCTTCACCGTAGGTTTGTCCTGGGACTGCTGTTGCTGGCATGTTCAAATCTGTGCGTTGTGCGTATGCTGCCATTTATAGTCTCCCTCCTAAACTTAATACTGCTCCTGGTGTTCCTGGTTGTGCCATAGCGCCTGCTGGTGGTCCACCAAGTTGTGCCAATAATCCTTCCACTCCGCCTCCTCCTGGTGCTGGTGCTGCTTGCATTTCTGCACCCGAACCTGGCACTGCTAAACCTGGCATAGTTTCTGGTGAACCTTGCGGTGCCATTGATGCTTGGCGTTCTTGTGCACGTTTCTGTGTCATTTGTACTGCTTCGTATATTGAAACATTTTTTTCAACGGTAAGCATAGTGAGATATGCAAGGTCGTCTGGTTGGTAAGGTCCATTCGGGTCCGCTGCTTGCGCTTGGATGCTGGACAGTAATGCTGCTTCCAACGATTCTGATGTGATGCGGTCTTTTTCCAACTCAGGGTCAGTGATAAGCGGGTCAGCCTCACGTGCAGATTCTTTCGACATAAGACCAGTACCCAAACGCTGACCCAAACCAACAATAAGCCCGTTAACATCCGAACCAGAAGAAGGATACGAGACATAGTGGAAATCGGTTTCGAATACTTTGTTCGGAACATAATGGGTCATCCCGCCTGATACTCGCCCTGGGATAAAGAACGATTTCTTTTGTGCTCCCCAATAGGCTTGCTCAATAGCGATAGCAATTTTGTCTTCTTCGTAGAGTGCTTGTTCGAACACTGCTTGTGCTTCTTGCACGCGGAAGTCGACTGTTGCCGACAGGACGTTTTCTCCGCGACGACCTGTACGAATGTTGGTGCCTGATTCTCCACCGAACTCTGCTGGGATTGCACCCTCTAAACGTTCTTGGCGTTCGAGGCGGTCTAGGGCTGTGTCGGTTTTGTAGCCTGGGTTTGTTTGTAGTTGTTGGATGTCGCCACCTTTTACTACACCCAACTGTCCTGTTTTGCCGTCAGCCATCTGAATTATTTCAGGGTTCTCGCCTGCGCGTGCTACTAGGTATTCGTCTGGGAAGATGCCGCGTTCGATAGCGATTTCGGTGAGTGCTTGCAAGCGTGCGCGTGTGAAGTACATGCCGAGCACACCGTCGTACTGTCCTTTGGGGGTGTCAAGTGAGATGCGTTGTGGCATTACTGCTAGTGGCATACCTGTGCGGTTTGGCATCCGTTCTAGTTCTACGGTTTCCATGCCTGCCCGTTCTGGTGGGGTGAGTCCTTCTGCGAGGGGTGCACCCATCACGCAGATAACAAGTTCTTGGTCGTCGACATATTCGAGGAGGGTGAACTTGGTGTCGAAGACGATGCGTCCCATGCGGAGTTTGCCGATGACTTGTTCACCGTAGTTATCGATAAGCCATTGGGCGGTTTTGGTGTAGGTGAAGATGCAGTCGTCTGGTACTAGGTTGTCTGGGTCTTCTGATGGTGCAGGGTAGGTGTCGAGTGGGTTTCGTATGGACCAGGTTGGTTGTAGTTTGCGGAAATCTGGGCGCAGCATCACTGGGCTGGATGAGTATGCGAGGAAGTGTCGTGCACGTCGACGCATTTTTAGGTTCATTTTGTTGTGGTCCCAGTATGAGAGAATGATTTTTTTGCGGAGGCGTGCCATCTCTTGTGAGTCGATGTTGCCTTGTTTGATTGGTGGGAAGAATGGCATTGGCATGGTTGATGCGATGCGCATAGAGGTTTGGTCTAAGCCTTGTACCAGCAGGTTTGCTACGTTGGTGCGGGCGTTGCGGTCTAGTTCTGAGAGTGGGATTACTACGTCGCCGTTTGCGAGGTCGCGTACTTCACGCATACGACGCATGATTGGTCCTTGTGCTTCACGTCTTGCGTTATACAGTGAGACTATTTGTTCGACGGAAAGCACTTGACAGAAAACTCCTACAGTAGACGACTACTAGACAATACTACGTTAGCATCCATGTGGGTCGCCATTGTCTTGGTGGGAGTTTTATTCCGCCGACTGTTGGGAAGTGTAGTTCTGCAAACCAGTTTGCCATTACGAGGTCGGTACCGTTTTTTTTGTCGGGGGTCCATTTGGTGAGTTCGTCTACGAGTGCGAGTGTTTTCCAGTTGCCGCGCATTGATGGGAGTCGGACTGCGCCTGAACGGTAGAGGGGTGGGAGTAGTGCTTCGATTCCTAGTTTTTCGTCGAATTTGTTTCGGTGTGTGGTGTGGGGGATGATGTTGACCATTTGTCGTGATTGCCATTTGCGTACGAAGTCGTGGGCGAGGAGGAAGCGTTGGGCTGCGTTGACTTCAACAACGATGTGTGATACAGGGTAGCCGTAGGAGAAAGCCCTATTCGTCCAATCTTCTAATAGTCCAGAGTATTCGCCACTGGTCGTGTCATATCCAAGTAGTTCTTCGGCTGTGAGTTTGACACGTTCAACATCTATCAAATATCTGAGGTTTGTTGACGGCTGATACAGCCACCATTGGATTCCCCAGAACTGGGATGGTGACGGGTCAACCGAAATGATAGAGATTACTGGTGGTGCGAGTCCTTCAGGGATTTGTCCTGGCAAACGGTCGTTATCGATGCAACCTTGGTACAGTACCCCGTCGTCTCCTAGCCCGCCTGTTATCCATGTTCGCGATATTAGGTTTATGTCTGACGCATCATCTTCTTGTTGATATACAACCTTAAAAGTTCTTGGGTTCGAGTACCGAATGTACGACAAATCTTTCCAAGAGAGACGCTGAGGGTCAAGTAACGGACCTTTAGGGTACGGTTTGGAGTCGAATCGCCTGCTTTTTGGACCATCATCTAGTTCAGGATAATACGCTTTGTACACAATGTGTTTGTATTTAGAGGATTTGACGGGTTCCATAGCGTTCACTGCTTCTGGGGTGGTCATGTCCATGCCGTCGTAGTCTTCATCGTCGAGGTCGTACGTGATTTTGTTGAGGCAATGGGCGTAAAGGTCGCCTGAACCGAGTCTTTGACCTACTACTGCAAGCAATCCTGATGGGTCTACGCGGGCTTCGGCTACTTGGTCCCAGCGTTCCAACAGTTTGTCACGAGTATTACCCTCACGGGCGTTATCTACAGAGGCAACGTCGTCGAATAGGCATAGGTCGGCACGGTGTCCAATGTATTCTGAGTCAATACCATACGCACGTACCGTTGGTTCTTTGTTGTCTAGCCCGTTTCCGTCTAGTTGTTCCACTACGAACTCTTCTGCACGCCATAATGCGCCTTTGTCGGAGGGTTTGAACCTGCCGTAGTCCACAGACAGGCATCCTTCAGCATCAACTGCTAACCCTTTGCGAACTATTTCTGGGTCTGGTTGGATTGGTTGTTGGCGTTCTAGGGTTTCTCTGATTCGTCGACTGTATTGTTTTGCCATTGCTTGTGAAATGGACCCAATCATCACACGGATGGCACGGTTGCGTACGATTGCCCATACCGCTACATCGTGGAAGAGGGTGGATTTGCCTGCTCCTGGTGGGACGTTTAAGACAACAAATTCTTTTTCGGGGTGTTCCAACATTTCTACAAGTTTGAGGGCTGCCTCTACTTGCCACGGGGAAGGTACCCGCCCTAAATAGTGTTTGCGGAAGAAGTCGAAGTCGTCTAAACCGCGTTGAGCATTTTCGCAGAGACGATGGTGGGGGATGGCTGGGAGAAGATTGTTCGCTTCATCCAGGTCCTGTTCATATTGGCGGTGTTGGGCGCCACCTTCCCTAGATTTGGTTTTGGTTACGGCGAGTACGGCTGCGTCTAGTTTGGCTTTTGCTGCTTTGGATTGGGCTAACCAGCGTGACCCTGTGTTGATGTGTACGCCTGAGATGCGGGAGGCTTCGGTGATTGAGGAGCCTGCTGCTATGGCTGCGAAGAATCGTTGTTTGTCTTCTGGTGCTACTTTTCGTTTGGTTCCCAT